TTATGGAGTGGATAGATACCAGCCTCCCATTCGCAAAGTTATGAACTCGATAAAAATAAAAGCAAGAGAATTAGAAACAGGAAAGATTGTTTACTTTGATCTGGTTAATGATGAGAATTTGTCTTGGTTCGGCGACTGTATAGCCGGTAAATTTAATCAGTGGAAATGGGATATTTCTCTTTGTGATGATAATGATTGGCCTGGGAGTACGGAAGGTTTACCATAATGGCAGTTGACCAGACCGGATTAGAGGGGAGAAATGTAACCCGGTTCTCCTATAAGCACGCCAAGACCCTGGCACGATTTGCGGCGAGTGATGCGTTTATTCGCGGCGTGATGGGTCCGTTCGGCCCCACAAGCCATGATACGGAATACCTTACTCCTAATGGCTGGAAGACGATAGATACTTATGTGGATGGCGACCAGATAGCTCAGTTTGATCCTATTACGGATTTAATATCTTTTATAAAACCAGAAGACTATATCGTTCAGCCAGAAACTCATTTTTACAGATTCACCGGAGTATATCTTGACATGATGCTCTCCGCTGAGCATCGCGTGCTTATTGAAAACTCCAAAGGAGAGCGAGAGGTAATGCTGGCGGAAGATGTTGCAGTATCTCATTGGAATAATAATTATTTTAATCCTGGACGTTCAACGGGTTTCATCCCCAGTATTCCCACTCTTTTTAAAATCCCTGATCGCCCCGGAATATCTCTTTCCAATAACGAGCTTTGCTTAATGGTTTCTGTAGTTGCTGAAGGTTCTTTTCATAAGCATAGAAGACTTCCAAACACGACATATAATACAAACGGTTGTACTATGGGGTTTGTGAAACTTCGAAAGAAACAGCGGATCGAAAAGTTATTAAATTCCTGCGATATTTCTTTTATAAAAACCGATCACGGAGAAAAAACATATTATTATTTCAATGCCCCGATAAAAATTAAAAAATTTGGATCTCTATTTTGGGAGGCAACAAAAAACCAGATACAGATCATTCTTGACGAATTGACTCATTGGGATTATTCTATTTCAGGTAATTCAAATATTGAATATAGCACTACAGAAAAAGAATCGGCGGACTTTATTCAATATTGTTTTAATACCAAGGGGATTAAGACAAATATAAATATAAAAAACTACAACGATGGAATTAGAAAATCTCTTTACCGTATTCGCTATAGATTAGGGCAAGAGCAAAAATTATCAAGGTTCGGATCTTCAAAGAACTCCATAGAATATATGCCATACGGGAATGGATATAAATATTGCTTCACAACTGGAACCGGTTTTTTTGTTGCTCGTAGAAATGGAAAAATATTTATTACAGGTAACAGTGGCAAGTCAACGGCATGTCTCTTTGAAATAATCAGGAGGGCACAAGCGCAGAGACCGGCGCAGGATGGGATAAGAAGAACCCGGTGGGCGGTGATACGAAACACTTTCCCGCAGTTAATTGATACCACTATTAAGACGGTAAAAGACTGGTTGCCGTTCGAGACCTGGGGCCGGTATCACGCGCAGCGGCATGATTATACCATAACGGGGATTGAAGGTTGTGAAATTGAGTTGATGTTCCGGGCATTGGACAGGCCGGATCATTTAAGGAATTTATTAGGGATCGAATTTACCGGGGCATGGATAAATGAAGGGCGTGAAGTCCCCAGAGCGATTCTTGATGGTATAACGGGTCGTGTTGGTCGCTATCCAAAGGTTATAGATGGCGGCTGTTCCTGGTTTGGGATTATAATGGACACAAACCCGCCGGATGATGAAAGCTGGTGGTTTAAGATGTTTGAGGAAATGGAGTTCCCTGAAGATATTGAGATGTTCTGTCCTGGGTGTGGAATTAAGTTTGATGTTGGTATTAATAAAGGAGAATGCCCGGAATGTAAATTAAAATATCTGGAAATTTTTAAACAACCATCGGGGGTCTCTCCGCTTGCTGAAAACATACCGTATCTTCCGCCGAACTATTATACCAACATGATGATTGGTAAGGAATCAGACTGGATACAGGTATATGTAAAGGGGATGTATGGCGTTGTTCAGGAAGGAAAGCCGGTATATCCCATGTATAATGACCGTATTCATTGTTCTCCGGTGAAGTTTAATCCCAAATTTCCGGTATATAGAGGGTGGGATTTTGGATTGACCCCGGCCTGTATTATGGCGCAAATGCCGCCAACGGGGCAGTTAAAAGTTGGTTATGAATTATGCGCTGATAGAGCTGGCGCGGAGCGTTTTTCTGACGAGGTATTAAAGTATTGCGCTATTAATATGCCGGGTGATAAATGGGAATATATTGATATTGGAGATCCCGCAGGAAATACTGCTTCGCAGACTGACGAAAAAACCTGTTTTCAGATATTAAGAGGGAAAGGGATTAAGATACAGCCGGGACACCAGGGCTTAGAGATGCGGCTTGAGAGCGTGCGCTATCCACTGCATACTATGATTGATGGTAATCCTGGGATTATAATTGATCCGCGTTGTAAAAGATTAAGGAAAGGATTTTTAGGCAGGTATCAGTATCGGCGTAAAATTACGAGCCGCGAAGAATACCATGAAGTGCCGGACAAAAATGATTATTCACATATTCACGATGGGCTGCAATATATTTGTAGCGCATTATTTTCAAACGTGCTAAAGGGTCGAGTAGCGAAATTATCAAGGCAGGTAGAAAGGGACTCATGGCCTGAGAGAGAAGGGATTAAAAATAAAACCAATAAATACACCGGCTACTGAGAGAGGGATAAATAATATGGCAGATGAAATAATCAACATACCAGATCAAACTTTCTCGACCAGTAAGCCTCCGGGCGGCGGTCAAGGAATTATAACTGAAGATCAGGAAGAAATGCAGGAAGCTCCCGAAACTCCAGAGAAGGGATATACAAATGCTATGGATGCGTTAAACGCATATCATAGTTTAGTTAATATTGCCCCTGAACTTCCTGAAACAGTATTAACTCAAGTTGCTGAAAAAGTTATTCGTGACTACGATATTGATTTAACTTCGACCGAGGACTGGCGCAAAAAGATAGAGGAAATAATTCAATTCGCAAAAATGCTGGTAGAAATAAAGACCTGGGGCGGTGATGCAGTTGCGAATGTTAGATATCCGTTGATAGCTGAGGGCGCGATCAATTTTAATGCGCGGGCGTACCCTGAAATAGTGAAAGGGAAAGATGTTGTTAAATTTGCCGTTGCTGGTGCAGACCCGGATGGCAAAAAAGCCGCGCGTGCTGATCGGGTATCGCAGCACATGAATTACCAGATAATAAACGAGATGGTTGATTGGGAAGAAGAAGAAGATAAGATGCTGCTGGTTCTCCCGGTCATGGGTGTATGTTTCAAGAAAACCTACTTTGACGCGGTAAAGCAGGTAAATGTTAGCGAACTGGTGTTCCCGGATGAGCTGACGGTAAATTATTTCGCAAAGAATCTTGAAACAGCGGGTAGAATTACTCAACGTATTGAGTTGACTAAAAATGACATAGTTGAGCGCATACACTCCGAAGTATTTACCAATTTTGATATAAAATCGCTTGGACAGCCGATAATAGATGATGCAAGTAAGCAATCCAGTAATGATGAGGATGCTCCGCATGTTTTTCTTGAGCAACACCGATGGCTTGACCTTGATGGCGATGATTACGAAGAGCCGTATATTGTCACTGTTCACCGTGACACGCGCAAGGTAGTAAGAATTTGCGCTCGGTATGACCTTGATGGGATTGAAACAAATAGTAAAGGTGAAATTGTACGGATAGAGCCGGTCCATTATTATACCCGGTTTTCATTTTTACCGAGTATTGATGGTAGTTTTTATTGTGAAGGATTAGGGACACTGATGCTTTCAATGAATTGTGCCGTTGATGATGGAGTAAATCAGTTGCTTGATGCCGGGAGCCAGGCAAATAGACCAAGTGGTTTTTTGGCGGCGGGAATTGTTCTGGGTAATAATAGAGGGGGAACATCTACGCAGTTAAAGCGTGGGGAATGGAAAACCGTTGAAAATAGTGGGGACGATCTGCGTAAGGGTATCGTTGAAGCTCCGTTAGGAAGGCCCTCCCCGGTAACTTTAAAAATGCTTGATACGTTAATCGCTGCCGGGAAAAATATATCAATGAATGCCTCGGTATTAACTGAGGGTGGTGGTGCAAATACTCCAGCGGCGACCACTTTAGCTCTGATTGAACAAAATTTAAAGCCGGTATCTGCGGTATTTAAACGCATATTCCGGGCGCATAAATCAGAGTTCGATAAGCTGGTACGATTAAATAGACTGTACCTGAGCCAAGATCGATATATTTCGGTATTAGATATACCGGAAGCTGATGTAAAAGCTGATTATAACAGCAAAGATTGTAATGTTTACCCGATACTTGATCCGAATAATGCCAGTGATAGTTTACGAATTATGAAGGCACAGGCGTTGATGCAGATGAAGGGGACTGGGTTGAATGATGATGAAATAAATAAACGGTATCTAATGGCTCTTAATATTGAGGATCTTGACAAAGTATTGCCGAAAGAAGGCGAACCAGACCCGATTAAAGAGGCACAGCAAAAAGCGGCAGA